GTTATTGTATTTCTCCACTATGCCATTGAAGGGCGACGTAGCAGTACCAGTGACACTAATGCCATGGTAAACAATACTAGACACACCATACTGGGAATAAGTGATGTTGGGGTTATAGAGTTCGACCTCATAAGTAACCCAAAGCTCACCGATGATTCCAGTACTGGGGTTCGAGACTGTAGCCAGACTGAAATTGCACAAGTCATACAATCTCTGGTCTGACGCTGTCGGGTTGGGAGTGACTCGGACGAATAATTGTCCAGCAGCTTGCGTATTAGATTTACATTCGACTCCGTACAGACAAGACTGTGAAGTCTTGGTACTGATGGCGGTATCATAGTTCTCCATAACGAGCTTGTTCTGAAACTTTGGGTCGAGCACATTGTACTGGGCGGCCATGACAACCATTCCCAATGTTGAACTCGGAGCATAGTCTGTAGAACTGGTCCGATAAGAAAACATGAGTCGTTTAAACTTATACTTATCAAAAGAGTCGGCGATCTGGCTTAACCAGGGAAACGTGGCGGCGTCTCCTGGGTTCACCTTGTAGACTCTGTTTGTGAAGGCTGAGGTCCCCGAGATGTCCCCCAAAAATTCAGTGTGCACTATCGTAGTGCCCCTTCCATGTCGACTGAATTTCGGGATGGAACTCCCGGAGCTCACACCCCGGACCAGAGAGTTTGCTGAATAATCACCATATCCGGTGTAATTAGCAAACGCCTGGCCCAGGGCCCCTCCAATTGCTGCTTGGCCATATAATCCTCCGATGGCCCCCCCCGCTTTCGCGAACGTACCTTTCGGGATTAAGGACAGTATCTTTTTCGCTTCTTGCTTTACCCGGGCTTTTATGGCGGCCCGGCTGGCCTCTGCATTATGCGGTGCAGTACCTATCTGTTGCTTGTTAGGCTTTCTTGTCATTCTGGGGTTTACCCGAAATAATCAAGCCCCCAGACTTGGTCTTGAGGGGGCGCCTACCTTTTCTGTGTGCACCGACACCGGTATTGTCCTGAGTTACGGACTTCGGTTCGCGCCAGTTGGACGATCCAGCCTCGGTCTCGACAACCAAGGCCTTCTTGCCCATAGCAACATTTCTTGCGGAAGCCGGGATGCCCGGGTTTAAGCCATTGAAATGCCGCCAAGCGGACTCGAATGCTTCATCTCTATAATAAAACGCACCTCCTCGCGTTTGCAGAATCATATCGCTTAGTTTGCGGCCAAACGATTCGACTTCTCCCATAGAGATTCCGTAATACCTCAGGGTCCAATCCGACCCTTTTTCCAAAGTGACCCTCTCTTCTGATCTCGGCATATGTACAAGGGTTCCGTCTCCAACACTGACTTTGCCTCCCGCGACCGTTTTGTATGCATTAGCTAGATGGCTATAGATCGGACAGTAGTCTTTTGCCTCAACCGAATTTAGTTCAGAGAACATGCGCTGCGCAGGTGTTTCTCCTTTCTTCAAAGGGTTTACGGTAAAGCCTACTTTCTGTAGCCTCTTGGTTATCTCGGGAACCCACACAAAAGTGCTTATTCCTTTGACTAATGCTTCCACAGCGATCATGGAGCAGTAAGTTGGCGTCTCACCAGAGTATTTGAATTTACTCTCTAGACCCAACTTAGTCATGTAAGACTCGACGGACTGGACCATTCCTTCGAGCTTGGAAGTATCTGACAACTTGACAGCAATCAAACAGTCATCTCCCACAGCCATGATCCTACACTCCCCTCCTCCCACTCTGCCTAGATACTGCTTAACGGCCGCATAATTACTCATGCAGTTGATAATAGTATTCCCGACGCTGGTGTTGGGGTCGCCCGATTTTCTCGTGCCGACGCACTCGTACTTATAGAACCTAGTACGACCCTTGGTATTGCGCTGGAAGTCATAGGCCTGTTCCCAACACGACCTGACGCCCTTCCCTTCGACCAACCCATTGTCCCACTCCCGAAACACGACGTCTGCGAACAACTCGTAGACCGACTTTTCGGCATTGTGACACCCAATGGACTGCGTGGAATCAAATGAGCTAAAGTCATTTTCAAAGAAGGAATAACCCTGCCTCTTATAATGACCATACCACTCACCCAACTCCACGGGAGACTTTCCGCTACTGAAAGAGAACAAAGATTCCCTAACCGTACCGTCAGCCTCCTGCATGAACAAGAAATTGTCCTTAAAGACTTTTGCTACTGTCGAGCACCACCAACCAAGTTGACCTTGGATGAATGGATACTGCAGTCCCTGGATCAGCCGCGGTTTAGCGGCAGTCGCTGGCTTCTCTGGGTCCTGCAACCTCAATTCGTCTTTAAGGAAAGAGCCTCTCTCATGCCAACGTTTACCGTTGGCCACTAACACCTCCGACATACATCCGGTGTTTAAAGCTCTCATGTACAATTCTCGCTTCACTGGTTTCTGACCATCTAACCATTCCCTAAACCCAACAACTTCCTTGAAACGCTTGGCATACTCGGCGAAGAGCGGTGCGGACACCTGGCTCAAAGTGTGCCAACGACTAACGATAGTCGCGTTCTTAGGCATTGCTAAGTCGTGGTTTTTGTTTAGATGGCGGCGAGTCAGAGCAACTATCTCATTGTGTTTACTGTTTGTGCTAAATGCCACAGGTAGCAAATAAGCACAAGCAGGCCCAACGTGATAGAACTCTCCGACCTTCACGCAATCTTTCAAAGGTGGTACTTCCTTGACAACCACTGATCCTCCGATCACAGCATTGTCAGGTTCAAGTCGAGTGACCAACTTTGGTATCCTGACTTCGTCAGGTAAGGCGATAGCATTTCCTAGTTCGATTGCCTGCGCTCTGTCACCAAAGGCAGGTAATAAATCGGCCAACTTGATTTCTCTAGTAAGCCTAACCTCTTGAATGCTATCGGCG